CCGAAGTCCTTGGCGATCTTGGCCACGGACTTCCCACCGGCCTGCAGCTGGCGCTTAATCTCCAGCACCTTGGTCTCGTTCAGCACCGCCACACCACGCTGCCCCTTGCGGCTGGACACACGAGTCTTGGCTTGAGACTTCCGTACGGACGTTGTACGGACAACCTTTTCCTTAGAAGTAGTCAGATCCAGCTCAACGCGCTGGGACGTTTCGAGAAGAGTGTGGGCAGCGGCCAGTGCGTCACTGATCTGCTGGAACTGAACGTCAGAAAGAATGTGCATGATGATGATGCTCGAAGCGGGTGAAGTGTAGTACAGGACAGAGCTATTTGTTTAGCTCAATCTGAATGGCTGCCTGGAAGTAGCCAGCCATTTTCATGCGGCGGTATTCGCCCTTGGCCTCGTCGGTCTGTTTGTCCTCCAGCAGCTCGTACCGGTGCCGGGACTCGTTCAGAGCCGAGAGCGTGTCGATGTTGAGCATGGACAGCTCCTCATCGGCCAGCTTCTCCAACTCGTTCAGGTAGACAACCCGATTCAGCAGAAACGAGCGATAAAAAGGAATCAGTGCGTTTTCAGTCATAAATCAGCCGAAGTAATCCCGGCGCTTTTCTTCGACCCAAGCATCGTATGCCTCCCGATCAGCGAACTGGTGCTTGAAGCAGTCCGGCACCGAAGTGTTGGGGCGACGCGGCTGACTGTGCAGCTCGCGCAGATCGTTCCAGTTGTACCCGCGTGATTGGCGGTAATAGTCGGCGTACCAGTCAGTCATGCGAAAAAATTGGGGTCTTGGTGTTTTAAGCGGGTGAGATCAGTGAGTCTCAGTTTGAGAATCTCGTGGATGGCAGCGCTGGCGAGTTTGCTGGAGCAAATCGTGTCGCTGGTGGTGAAAACGTAGATGAGGTGGCGGTAAAGCTGGGTCAGGGTGCGGACCTTGACCCAGTGAGTATCGCCAGGGATTGGCTCGGTGCCGTATTCCCAATCGTCGTAATCGCTGGAGTTACGGAGATCCCGCGCCTCACTCGTCGGGATCAATCGGTGCCCAGTCATCGACACGTTCGGCGATGAGCTTGCAGAGTTCTGCATCAGTTGCCGGAATCAGGTCTTCATCCGAAAGGTAGAAGGAGCCTCGGCACAGGGCAGAGCCGTACTCTTCTGGGTCCCATTGCGTCGCGTGGTGCGTAAGAACCACCTCGTCAACAACAGCAGTGACGCGGATGAGGCCATCGGGATCAAATTCGAGGCTTTCAATGTCCAGTACCCGGTTCACTTGGTCTCCTCCACAGCAGTCTGACGAGTAGAAAGCGAATCCATCCACTGGTCCCAGCTCATCTTGAGGAACTGTTCGAGGTCCTCCAGCTCTTCAAGCCGAGCGATGTAGAAGGACGGGCTGACGATGCCAGCCTCCTCGATCTCGGTGATTTTCTGCTGGAGCACTGCCTTGGCGGCCAAGACGGCGTAGTACCAGGGGCTGAGCTTGAGATTGTCGATTTGAGTAGTGTGATCCATTTACACAAAAGAAAAGAGCAGGCCATCTCTGACCTGCCCATAGCGTTACACAGAAAGAGTCAGCGGTCAAGTGCTGGGGCAGCTAGCTTTGGGACTCGAAACCTTTCTTGAGGGTCTCGAAGCGTCCGCCGACGGCAGGCGACGGTGAGGGGAGGACTGCTCCGGCAAGCTCCCCACCTGCCACCCCATCAGCCCCACTGCTCGGCCATAGCGTTGGCAATTCCTTGGTAAGTCAGGCTGCGTTGCTTGGCGCGTTCATCAGACGGACCGAGCTTATTTTGACCAGAGGGCGTCTGATTAAGCCAAACACCGGATTCAGGTTTCTGCACAATTTTGGTTGGTTCCAGTGGCGGAAGGTTTTTAAGCCATAAGCAGGTTTTCTTTGATTCTTGGTGGCCAAATTGCCACGGGTGTATGTACTGAGTGGGTTTCCTTATACGCGTCGAGATGCAACCAACAGGATTTTCAAGTGCAATTTTTTCTATAGGAGCTTCGAGTAATAAACCAACAAAATTTAAGGCGTCTTCGGTTAGCTGCGGATCCCGCAAACCCCTTGTGGTCCAATGCATCCCAGACGATGCGAGATAAGTACAAGGCGGAAATGCAATCAACAAATCCCAATTGTGATCTGGGTGAAGTAGTGCATTTACATCGCCTTGATAGTGCTTACCTGGAGACTCTGTGGGCAACAAATCGCAGCTAAGGGCATAGTGCCCCTTGGCTGTAAAAGCATCACGCACTCTTCCGCTGTACTCACAGGCAACAAGTACGCGAAACATAAAAAGGCCCCTTTCGGGGCCAGGTTACATCAAATTCTCCGGCTGCCACCTATTCTTCAACACCCAATGCGGCTGGTTCGTACTGGGTCAGCACGGACACGTCCGCACCCTGCCGAAGCGCCGTCCCAACGATGTACTGGAACTGGGCTTGAGCGTCGGGGCATTCCTCGATTTGGTACTCCTCGACCTCGTAGGCCATGCCCTTCCGATACCACTCAATCCGCACCACGGCCATCAGCTCGTAGGGGATATCCCCGACGTTGTACCCCAGGATTGGCTTCCTGGGGCGCTTGGGCTGGGGCGGTTCAGGTTTAGCCACGGGATCCCTCCAAAAAACCCATGCGGCAACCCGCAAGAGCCCTAGGAAAAAGTTAGGCCGGCTGAACGGAGTCATCAGTCCCATGCCTGGGCGGCTTCCTCCATCAGCCGATCCAACTCCTCCTGGGTGCGTTCTTCCTTTGGGGATACATGCAAATCCTGTCCCATTTGAGCAGATCCCTTGGCATAACTGGGATTAGCAATGGGACAGGGGTCAGGGGTGTCCCATTGCTTTTTGCGGTTTTCGGCGGTGTTTTTGGCGATGGTCTCGGCAACGGCCTGAACCATGCCCGGATTTTCCCGCTCCAACCGCTCAGAGCAATGGGACACCTCATCTACCTGTCCCATTGCTGTTTCCAGTCCCTGACTGGGTTCTTCTTCAATGGGACACTTTTTTACACACATATCACGCGAGAGCACAGCACGGTATTTATTGGCAGGCTTCCCACCGCCAACAGCTGGAACAACTCCAGCAACCTCAACCAGCCCCCGCGAGACGAGGCGCTGGAGCCCCTTACGGATACCGGGCACGCTGCCCTCAATCAAAGAGTCCGAGTCGAGGTCCGTCTGGCTCATGGCCCTTGGGTACACAGCCCGTAAGCGGTTAAGCACCCGATCCACAACAGATGCCGGACTGGAGCTTTCCGCATCCCCATCCGCAAAGTCGGTGAGGCTGAAGGTCAGATCGTCCTCCAGCTTCATCAGGAGCGTGCTGCCATCCCGGCCAGCCCGTGATTTCTCCACGGAGATCAAACGGGCATTGGGACCAACCCGCTCCAGCTGCTTCTTGTCAGGCCGCCGCAGCCCCCACACCTCATCCACAGCGTCCCGAATAGCGGTGCTGCCCCGGAACCCGCCGCTCTTGTTGGCGTGGTGAATCAGCAGGATCGTGCAAGCCGGGAAGGTCCGCCCGTTGTTGTTGGCCAACCAGTAGATCGGGCTGGCGAACTCTTTCTTGTTCTCATCGAAGGCCGAGCCCCGGCTACAGCCCGTAATCGAGTCGATGATCACAAGCTTCGGCTGGTGCTTCTGGATCAGCTTCGTGAAGCGGAAATACCAGTTCAGATCCCACCCCATCACAACGGTCACGGGATCACTGGCGGTGAACTCCAGATCCCGCATCTGCTGCTGAACCTGCACCTCGCTCTGATCGCCGTTGAGGATCAGGACCGACCCCTGCTGCACTGGAACCAGATCCCCCCGCACGTTGAAAGGCAGCCCCCGTGCAACGTGCTTAGCGATGGTCCAAGCCGACATCGACTTGCCATCACCACCAGCCCCGTGAACCATCACGGTGCCTGGGCAAGGCAACAAATCAGGGATCAGGTACTCGAACTTCAGGTCCTTGTTCAACAACCGATCCAGCCCCATTTCCTCATCCTGCTGCTCGAACTGGAGCTGAGAAATCAGCAGTCGCTCCAGAGCCCCAGCGTCGCGGTAACCAGCCTCCAAGGCCAGCGTGTTCATCGCGTGCGCCGCTTCCGCCGGATTCTCGATTTCCTGGATCGCCTTGGCTTTCTTAACAACCTCGGCGAAGGAAAGCACAACGTTGCGTATGCGCGTGACATTGTCTTGCTCAACGTCCGCCACCACCTTCCGCAGGTCTTCCGACAGCCAGAGCCGCGCAGGCATCTGCTGATCAGCCATCCAAAAAAGAGAACCAAGGCTGACCGGCCCCTTCCGAAACGACTGCCAGACCTGCTCACAGGGATTGCCCTGGGACCAATCCTGAGAAAATTCCGGGTCTTCTGCAGACCACGCCGACCAAAGCGTTAATCCAAGGTCAGTCGGCAACTCCGAGTGAATCGCCATCCCCACCTTCACCCAGTGGTCCCGGCTGCCAGCGCCCTGCCCCGGAATCACCTTCAACGCCGACTGAATAATCTCAGCCACCTCAGCTGGGTCTCGATCCGAGAAATCCAGCGCCTTCCGGTTCTTGATGAAGCCACCGTCAGACAACTCCTTCCCGGCGTGATCGCGCATCTCAGCAAGCAACCAGTCCGGCGCCTCAGGAATCGCCTCCAGATCGCCCTCAAAGCCATACTCACCAGCTGGAGCCTTCCCATCACTGGAGCCCGGATAAGCCCCGTAGAGGACGCCCTGACGGCCCCAGAGGACCTCGTAGCCCGCCCCGGTATCAGAGAGTCCAAAACCTTTTACAGAGCCCCACAGGGCCTCAGGGACGCGGAAGAGATACTTCGCCGCATTGGCCTTCGTCGAAGTAACGACTGGAGCACCATCAAGAGAGTCACCCCATTTCTTTTTGAGGCGGGCGAGGTTGCGGTCCACGTCAAGAATCACGAGACCACCCGAGCGAGCCCCGGTGAACGCCCCCACTGCCTGGAACACTTCCGGCTTGCGCTCAATCTGCAGAGCAACGTCCGCCGGCCCCATCACCTGATGGTGCGACTTCTCTAGCGGCGTCTTGCCTTTCGAGAGTTTGCCCGACTGGATCGGCTGATCCTTCGCGTAAATCGGGGCGTAGGCAACACCACTTGGCAACTGACGAACAAACGCCAGAAGATCCAGCACTTTCCTAGTGCTCATGTTAGAGTCTCACACGAGAATGTTTGGACCGCCCTTGCAGTTAGCCACTGCAGGGGCGTTTTCTCAATGTAGCCAAGCTTGTCAAGGCGTGTTAGTGTTTGACACGTTGCCCCAAAGGCGACCAACCCAAACACCTACAAGACATGGGATTCCTTTCCAAGCAAGCATCAGCCACGGTCTCCAGCACTGGTTCTGGCGGCGGCTACCTGCAAGTTTCCAAGCTCCCCGACGGCGGTTCCGTCCGCTTCGCCCTTCTCTCCGACGAACCCCTGGAGTTCTACGAGACCTGGGGCTCTGACGGCCAAGCCTCCAAGCCTTTCCGTTTCGACCACGAACCCACCCCCGAGCAAATCGAGCTGGAGATGGGTGACTTCCAGCCCCGCGAAGGCCGCGGCGGTCCCGGCACCGTGGACATCAAGTTCGCCATCGCCGTCCCCGTCTACAACTTCGACTCGGGCAACGTCCAAGTCCTCAGCCTTACCCAAAAGTCCATCCTCAAAGAGCTGGATCAAATCAGCCAGATGGAGGACTACGAGGACCTGTTGGCGTGGGATTTCAACCTCAGCAAGAAAGGTTCCGGCCTGACCACTGAGTACACCCTCCGCCCCGTGCCCCGTAAGAAGGGCGCCCAAGAGCACGTCGATGCTGCTTGGATCGAGGCCAAATCCAACGGCTTCGACATCAGCCGCCTGCTGACCGGAGGCAACCCCTTCAAGGCTGCCTGAGGTGCGGTTTCCGTTTTTGAATCGTAGCCAACCTCCTGTCTTACTACGTTGCCCAAGGTGTAACAACCAAAAGCAAATAGTCACTGGTACTTGGCATTCAACGACAAAAAAGGCGCTTAAGAAGGGTTACGAGCTGTACCCAACCGACGGAGACACGCCAGCGGACAACCCCTTGGACTATTACCTCGGAGTCGGTATCAGCACTACGTGCCCTTCCTGTGATCGTGACCACTCGTACCAGCTTCGAGCCGGACGAGATCACGGTATTTACGCCTTTGTGATCAGATCTCCTTCTGATTAGTTGTCAGCCCCGTCATTGCACGGGGCTTTTTTAGTGGTAATATCAATGTGGGAAAGAGTATTTAAGTGACCTCCAACACACAAGACGCCTTAGCAGCACTAAGGAAATGGAGGCTGGAGCAAGACAACAGTGGCCCCTTCCGGGTCTACCGAGACCAGAAGGGAGAGGTATATCACAGTGTTACACACATCCTGAAGGAAACCAGCGATAAGACCGGGCTGGAGCGCTGGGAAGCCCGCCTGGGACCAGTCGAAGCCACCCAACAGCGCAATGTTGCAGCCACCCGGGGCAACATGGCCCATTCACAGGCTGAGTATCTGCTTAAAACCTCCCAGCAGCTGGCACGCAACACCGCCAACAAGCGAAACGCTATTCGCTGGGACGATCAAGGACTGGCGCGAATCCCGGTCCCCATCACCCAATGGGCACTCAAACGAGTAAGACCAAACGTCCCCCGAGTTGGCTGGAGCGCAGCAGGCTACGCCCGAGGTCTCTCCGACTGGATCGCCGAGAACGTCACCGAGGTCTTCGCCTCGGAATTTTCCATTCATCACCCCGCAGGTTTTGCTGGAACGTGCGACGCCCTGGTGGGGTTGGCCCCCAGCCTCAAGGGGCTATCAGCTGGAGCAAGCAACCTCGTGATCGCGGACTGGAAGACATCCGTAGGCCGTAAAACCAAGGCCGACGAAGACGGACTGGAGCGCCTCCCTCCCGGACATCAGTACTTGAGTCAATGTGGCGCATACAGTCTCGGGCTTACCCATTTGACAGGGCTTCGTCCTACTGGAGCAGCTGTAGTTCTTGCCCGTCGCTGTGGTCCCCCCAACGTCCACTACCTAAACCAAGACGAGCTGGCACAAGCTGAAGATGACTTCCTGGCTCGCGTAGTTACCTACTTCGAGAACTTAGAAATCCCGGTTCAGGCATAAACCACAAAAACGCCATTCATAGCCTAAAAACTCCATTCATACTGTGTAAGAAATTCGCCATTCATAGCGATGGCTGGAGCAATGCTGATTCTCGCTGGCGTCCTCATCGGCCTCTATGGCTTGGCGGTCCTCCTAGGCGACAGAGAACCCGATGGCACCGTACGGGAGAGTATCAAGGTGAGACGCAAGAATCTCACCCGGAAGGATTGAGAAGCCCCACCACAAGGGCAGGGCTGGAGCTTAGGGCTGGTACTTGCTGAAGCTGTGCAGCGGCCTAGGAAGCTGGCGCAAATAGGCCAGGAGATCGGCGAGGCTTAGGCGGTATTCCTCGCCGTGCGACCACCACTCGCAGTGGCTGGGGCTATAGATCGTGACCCACTGGTCGGGCTCGCGCCACGGGTTATCTATGCAGATAGCTAAGTGCTGGCGCTGGTCTGGATCGTCTGGCCTTTGTGGCCCGGCACTGCAACCGCAGATCACGGCGTCGTGTTCCTCCAGCTGGCTTGCAATATCGGCAAGGGCTGGAGCGTACTGGCTGGCGAATTCTGAGAGGCTCATAGGATGCGCGTTTTTGTGGGGTTGTGGAAATTGTGGAAAACCTCAGAGGGTGCCGTCTTCCATGGCCCATGCTTGGAGCACTTGGGCAGCGTCAACCGTGCGGCTGTTGTGGCTGGCACGTTCAAGTGCAGCGGCCACGCGCTTATGGGTTTCGGTTAAGCGTGGGGCGTTAGCGGGTTTGAGGTCATCCGGGCAAAGGCCACCGCCACGGCTTAGCTGGACCTGCTCCCATTTGGGAACCAAGGCCCACCAAAACTCTGTGGTTCCCTCTTTGCCGTGCTCGTGCTGGAGCTCGATCAGCTGTTGCCAGAAGTCGGCGGCCAAGTCGGCTGGGATTGTCTGGCGCTCCGCTATGTAGCGGAGGTCCCGCAGCTGGCGCTTCTGGTCTCGGATCAGGTCCCGCTCTTCTTTGCGGGAATCCTTGGCCGCTTGCTTGCGGGCTTTGGTACGGGTGAGCGCTGGCTCACTGGTGCTGAATGTGCTGGTCACTGGTTGGCCTCCCAGGCGTAGGGAACCTCCAGGCCATCGGGCCTGTCCCATTCTCTGGTCACGTGCTGGATCAGCTGGCGAGTGTGGTGATAGCGCCAGCCGTGCTTGCTATTTTCGGTGCGATGGAGCTGGGACTCTGCCGCCCATAGCGCCTGCTCAATCCGCAACCAGTGCTCTGGTGCGAGTGTGACCGTTACGGCCTGATCCGGTGTTGCCATAGTGTCGCCTCAAGTTAGGGCGGTTGAACCCTTACACACTAGCACCATGCGCAACGGTTGACGGCTGGCCGGTGGTGTGCTTAGTATGTAAGGCGAAGCAACCTACCCCTAACTGGGGCAGCATTATGACCACCGCAACCAAAGCAAGCCCAGCCCTGCTGGAGCGAATCGACCGCCTAGCCGGCTGCCAGGGCCACTGGGTCCTAATCCGAGACGGCGAGCCCGAGCGGGACTGCTCCCATCAGTGGCACGAGACCCCAGAAGGTCACCTGGCAACGTGCCTAGCCGATCGCTGGCGCAACGTCTCGCTAGGGTTCTGCCCTTCCTACTGCGGTTATAGCGACTACAGCCGCACGGGCCTAGTGGGTCTCTCGAACTATCGCGTCATGACGGACGCCGCTAGCACTCCAGACCCCCACGGTGCCGTGCTGGAGATCGGCTACGGCTGGAATGGCGCTGGCGTCGTGCTGGATATCCGCTATGTCACCGCTGATCAGCTGGAGACTGTGGAAGCCCTGGAGAATTATCCGCTGATCAGCGACGACGACCACAGCCAACTTGAGTGGGACGGTATCGAGGCCGATTGGGGCCGGGAATCTATCGCCGATCGGGTTCGGATGCTTCAGGATTTGGGGCTGTGCATCTTCGCCGCGCGTGATGATTCCGCACCCTGGCGCGAGGGTTTCGACCGCTTGCGGGAGTCAATCCTGGAGAATCTGAATGAGTATCCCACCGCGCTGGCTTGACGGCTGGCCGGTTCCGGTCTTACTCTTGCACAAGACAACCTAACCCGCGCTAACTGGCGCGCTCACCCTATGGCGACTTTCTCACAACTAAACGGTGCAGAGCGTCAGCGCTGGCACGAACGGGGAACCCGAGCACAACAGCGCTACGGGATTAGTCACGCTGACTGGATCATCCTTTGCGATGCAGAGCACGTCCTAAATACTTGGGACGCAAGAGAGGCTAACGGCGAGATCCAGCGAGATGAGCCTACGGATCGGTGGCCACTAGGTCGCCCGCGTCGCTTCGCTGAGATGAAGGATGGGACTCACCGGGACTGCGGCTACATCCCAGACCGTGCAGCTGGAGCGATGCGCAGGGCTAAGCAAGTGCTGCTGGGCCACCCTGATCTGATGATCTACTGGCAGGGTGACTGCCGTGGCGCCAGCATCTACATCTACAGCCGCAGCGAGTGCCTGGAGCGCGGCGGAGACATTGACCGTATCTACGCGACGGTGGCCACGGCTTGCTTTTACTGACTGGTGCAACTGCTGACCTAGTGGCCCGGCCTAGTTGCCGGGCTTTTCTATTGCGCGGAGATTGTAGCGGCTAAGATTGAACCAAACGGCCGCAGAATCTAACAATGTCGGAACAGCCGGAAGCTATCAACGAAGCGCCGGAAGTTTCGGCGGAAGCATCGGAGCAACAGCCCAGACCGTATGGGAAGCGGAACCCGTATGCATACATTGAGCAGCGGCAACAGCGTCTGTACCGGAGACAGCTGGAAGGTCTGAGCGCTCGCCAACTGGTCCTAGATCACGCCGATCGTGAGGGCATCTCTGTGGCGACTGCCTGGCGAGACTGGGAAGCGGTGAACGCTTGGAACAGCGAAGACTGGGACAGGGATCGGCAGAATATGCTCGCAAGGCTGCAAACTATGCGGACAAAATTATTTAACGCCGCAATTCGCAAAGGGCAGTTACAAACTGCCGCGCAAATTCTTGATAGTTTGGGTAAGGTAGTTAACGAATCCGGTGTAGAACAACAGGCTGCAAGTGCTCCCCAATTGTTTATATCTATCGACGACAAGCGCCAGGCGGGCTAGTACAGCTGAACCACTACCACCGAGTAGCCGTTGCGGCTGGATCGCCTACCGCTCGCAGTCTGCTCTGTTCTGTGCTACACTACGGGAGTTGTACGGGACAACTTCCCACCATGACCGCTAAGCAAGCCCTGCTCACTCCCACCCTCTTCGCCGCTTCGCTGCTGGGAGGCTTGACTCTTGTCGCTTTGCTCGGGCTGGGCTACGAGTCACGCGCTGCGCTGGAGAATTGCCAGGCACGCGGCACCGACGCGACCAGCTGTCACCTCATCGTCTACGGTCGCTGAGCGCCGCGCCTTTATAGCCCGGGACTGAGAACCGTTCTCATTCCCGGGGGGTAGGGTTCGCAATTGTGAGCGGTGTTGCGAATCCCTGGGAACCTACTGATATATCCGCAATTCTTTCTTCTGTACTACAGGGGGGTAGGGTTGCGATTCCTGTACTACCCTAGAAAGTACCCCCAAAAATACAAATGACAGCCACGGCTGCTGGAACCCTCAATCTTCGATATGCGCAGGGCGAAGTATTCCGCAGTCGCAAGCGTTTCCGGGTGCTAGTAGCGGGTAGACGTTTCGGAAAGAGCTACCTCTCATGCATCGAGTTGCTGCGTGGGGCGATCGAAAGGCCGGGCGAAACATTCTTTTATGCAGCCCCTACATACCGGATGGCGAAAGACATTGCCTGGAAGGTAATGAAAAAGCTGGTTCCGAAAGCTTGGATCAAGAGCAAGAACGAAACAGACCTCAAGATCGAGCTAGTGAACGGCTCGACGATCGAACTGAAGGGCACTGAAAACGCCATGGCCCTCCGTGGCCGAAGTTTGGCTGGCGTGGTGCTGGACGAAGCCGCCTTCATGTCCAGCGAAGTCTGGTTCGAGGTCATCCGCCCCGCCCTCGCCGACAAACAGGGCTGGGCATTATTTATTTCCACCCCGGATGGCACAGCCAGCTGGTTTTACGAACTCTGGCAATACGCCAACAGCGGAGACGACGACTGGAGCCGGTGGCAATTCACGACGATCGACGGCGACAACGTCCCACCTGAGGAGATCGAAGCCGCCCGTGGCCAACTCGACGCCCGCACCTTCCGCCAAGAATTCGAGGCCAGCTTCGAGAACCTGACCGGCCTGGTAGCGGTCAGTTTCGGCGACGAAAACATCAGCACCGAAGCCGAAGACATCAGCGTTTTGCCGGTCCTGCTTGGAGTGGACTTCAACGTCGATCCAATGTCGGGCATCTGCGCCGTCCGCAAGGACGACACTCTCTACGTCTTCGACGAGATCATGTTGACGGGTGGCGCCACCACCTGGGATTTCGCGGAAGAAGTCACCCGCCGCTTCGGCGTGGAGCGCCGCGTGATCGCCTGCCCGGACCCCACCGGCGGCGCCCGCAAAACCAGCGGCGTGGGCCTCACCGACCACAACATCTTGCGCCGCAGCGGTTTCAACGTCTCCAGCCCCCGCGCCCCCTGGAAAATCCGCGACAAAATCACCTGCGTCAACACCGCCCTCCTGGATGCCTCTGGTGCACGCCGCACCTACATCCACCCGCGCTGCAAAGAGTTAATCAAATCCCTCAGAACACTAACTTATGCACCTAACACCGGCCTTCCCAACAAAAACTTAGGCGTAGACCACGCTTTCGACGCCTTCGGCTATCTTTGCCTCCAACAATTCAACCTCGCCAAGATCGGCACCCTCGGCCAAACCTCCTACCGCCTCTACTAATCCCCCATAAAATATCTATATCGCTGGAGCTACATGCCTCTAAAGCGCGGCTATTCCGAGAAAACCATCTCCGAAAACATTCGGATGTTGGTGAAGGAGGGTTATTCCCAGAAGCAAGCCGCCGCTATTGCGTATGAAACAGCTCGCAAGGCGAAAAAGTCTGCCTCCAAGAGGAAAAAGTAGTTATGGCCGCCAAAAAGAAGGGTCTTTACGCAAACATCGCCGCCAAACGCAAGCGCATTGCCGCTGGCTCAGGCGAAAAGATGCGTAAACCCGGCTCCAAGGGCGCCCCAACTGCCAAAGCCTTCAAGGAAGCCGCCAAAACCGCCAAAAAACGGAGGAAATAGTCATGGCCAACGTCGGTACAACCCAAATCGACCGCTTTACCAACACGGTCGAGCACACGGGCAACGTAATGGACGCCTTGGACGAGTGGTTCGAGGTCCACGCCCACTCCGCGTCTTACACCTTTGCCGCCAACGTCACCAGCGAAGCCAACTTCACACTGGCACTAGAGGCCAACTTCAACGGCAACGGCGCCTGGTTCACGATTGACACGGGCAAAACAATTAACACTGCCGGCCAATACGTGTACTTCTACGACGGCCGTCCCGCCACAAGAGTCCGAATGCGCGTCGCCTCAATCTCCTCTGGGACGGTATCGCTAACCCCGCACATTGTGGTTGGTTACCACGGCTAAAACTGCGCCGTGGATTCTCACAGTTAAAGAGTTAGACTCCGGGATATAGACCCTTCCCCTGTCTAGTCATGGCCATTCTTCGCGGCGAAGAAGGTTCTGTTCAGTTCGATGCTGCTGGCTCTACCAACGCAACCATCGTTGGCACCCGCAGCTGGACGCTGAACATTACCAAAGACACCCTTGATGTCACCGACCACGGCGACACCTTCCGCTCCTTTGTTGGCAGCCTGATCTCCGGTTCCGGCACCGTCGAGCTGGTTTACAACGCCGATGCCACCGGCCAACCCGGCTTCATCGAAGACGTGCTGACCACCGGCGACACCGCAGACGCCACCTTCGAGCTGTTCACCACCGGCAGCACCTCCGGTTCCGACTCCGTGAGCTTCGCTGGAATCATCACCAGCATGGACATCGCCTCCACCGTGGGCGATCTGGTGGTTGCCACCTGCAACTTCGTGACCAGCGGCACCATCACCGGCAACCTTGAATAAGGAACTGCCAGGAGGCTGAGATCATGGGAACCCGCATCTGCCCCGGTGGTTGTACCCACATGGAGGTGGATGCGGAAACTCGCATGACCACAGCCACCTTCACTTTCTTGACCCCCACCGACCCCGGCGACTTTGGTGCGTTAATGACGCGCCTCGCCAGCGGCGTGGAGGTAATGATCGAAGTGGAGGATGAGGACGATGATTGAGCGTCGCGGCGAAAAATTTGCTGGTTACAACAAACCCAAGCGCACCCCGAACCACCCGACCAAATCCCATGCCGTCTTGGCCAAGGAAGGGGACAAAGTGCGGTTAATCCGCTTCGGGCAACAGGGAGTCAGTGGCTCACCGGCACGCAAGGGCGAGAGCGAGGCAGCAAAGAATCGCCGCGAAGCTTTCAAAGCACGTCACGCGAAGAACATCGCAAAAGGCAAGATGTCAGCCGCTTATTGGGCGGATCGCACCAAGTGGTGACTAAATGACTTACTCCGTCCCTGGCCGCATCCGAACCCATCTCGTCAGCTCCACCTACATGGGCGGATCTGACAACCCCTTCACGCGCACAGCCGCCGTGATGGACCAGATGAAAGGCTGGGAAATCATGAAGGCCGTCACGCTTGGGACGGAATACCTGCGCGAGAACAGCGAAGCCTTCCTCCCGCTGGAACCCCGCGAGGACTACACCGCCTACCTCGCCCGCGTAAACCGCGCTGTCTTCTCGCCTTACACGCAGCGACTGATCCGCGCTGCCGCCGGCCTAATCCTGCGTAAACCCGTCACGCTGACCGGCGACCCCTACTGGAGCGAAGTTTTCGCCAAGAACGTCGATGGTTGCGGCTCCGACCTAGACGAGTACGCCCGCCGCAGTTTGATCTGCGCGTTGACCTACGGCCACAGCCACACCCTGGTCGATTTCCCAGCCCCGACTGGCGCCCGCAGCCTCGCCGAAGAGCGTGCCCTCAACCGCCGCCCCTACTGGATCGAGATTGACCCCGCCAACATCTACGGCTGGCGTCTCGACCGCGAGGTCAACTACGGCAACTTGATCCAAGTCCGCATCGCAGAAAAAGCTGTCCTCCCCGACGGCGACTTCGGCGAAAAGGTGTACGACCAAGTCCGCGTCATCGAACCCGGCCGTTACCGCATCTTCCGCCAGACGGAAACCAAGAAAGAGCAGGTCGGCGGCTTCCCCTATCCGAATGCCTTCGATGCAACGACCAGCACTTCTGACTTTGAGCTGGTGGAATCCGGCGATTACAGCCTGGGCGAAATTCCGCTCGTCACGCTGTACTCCAACAAGACCGACACGCTGGTCAGCAAGCCCCCGCTGCTGGACATCGCTTACCTAAACCTGGCCCACTTCCAGCGCCAAGCCGACCTCATCCACAGCCTCCACATCGCCTCCCAACCCATGCTCGTCCTTGAGGGCTGGGACGACCAGACCAAGGACATGGCGGTCAGCGTGAACTACGCAATGGCCACCCAACCGGGCAACAAGGTCTACTACGTGGAGCCCGCATCTAGCGCATTCGAGGCCCAATCCAACGAAATCCGCGAACTCCAGCAGCAGATGTCCACTCTGGGCATCAGCACCCTGAGCCAGCAGAAATTCGTCGCGGAATCTGCCGACGCCCGCCGCCTCGACCGCGTAGACACCAACTCCATGTTGTCCATGGTCTCCATGGACCTGGAGCAGACCCTTCAAGGCGCCTTCAACCTGGCCGCCCGCTACCTCCAACTGGAGCCACCCGAAGTCAAGATCAGCCGCGACTTCGACCTCGACCGTCTAATCGGCCAAGACATCACCGCTTTGAACGCCCTCTTCGAGCAAGGCGTAATGGACCGCGACGAATTCCGTCAAATC